ACCACATACCCCCTGTCTCCTTTTAAGGATTTATATTATGTTTTTTGGCGGAACTTCATTTGCATCAGCACCTTTTGCAGACCCAGGATTTAATCCTAATGCATTAGCTATTGTAACAGGAATAAGACTTAATGAATCAACAGGTTCTGTTGGTATTGTTGGTGACGCTTTAGTATTACCTACAGGTAAAAGAATTAATGTAGCAATCGGTAATGTTCAGGTAGCCGATGTTATCGGTGTATCAGGTATTGCAACTGCATTATCTACAGGTTTAGTTACAGTTACAGCAGGAGCTGGAATTGATGTAACAGGAAGTCAAGCAAACTTTACTACAGGTACAGTTAATGTAGCTGATGTTGTTGGAGTTACAGGTAATAGAGTTAATCTAACAACAGGTGATCCAACTATAGTTGGAAAAGCAAATGTTGTACCTACAGGATCACAAGTTAATTTAACTACAGGTTCTGTTGCATTTAAATTTATATATTCAGTAACTGGATCAGGAGTTAATTTATCTACAGGTACAGTTACAACTACTGCTGATGCAAATGTATCTCCAACAGGATCACAAGTTAATACCGATACTGGTGATGTAACAATTGTTGCAGATGCAAATATATCTGTTACAGGAAACAAAGTAGATATTGAAATAGGTAATGTAACTACCAAAGCAAATGCAACAGCTATTGTTACAACAAATAGACAAAATTTATCAACTGGAACAGTTACGGTTACCGCAGCAGCTTCTACACTAGTTAGTGGAGAAGGATTTACAATTGCTACATCAAATATTAACGTTAAAAAATGGGATGGTATTGTACCAGGTGCAAGTCAAACTTGGGTCCCAGTTCAAACAAGTAGAGGATCATAATGTTATTTGGAGCAACACCTTTTGCAAACTCACCTTTCGCTGATCCAGGTGGAGTTAGTATATTTGTAACTGTAAGTGGACAAAGATTAAACTTTGCTATAGGTAATGTTCAAATTATAGGTAAATCAGTTGTTTTACCTACAGGACAAAGAGTTGATTTAGCAACTGGTAATGTACAAGTAGTAATAGGTCAAACAGTTCTTGTAACCGGAGAAGAATTAGCGCTTGCAACAGACCTAGTAGATGTGATAAACTGGAACCCAATAATTCCAGGTGCAACTGGTGTATGGATACCAATTGATCCAGAAAACCCATAGGAGAATAAATGGCATCAAGTACGTCAAATGATTTAAAATTAGAACTCATTACCACAGGTGAAAAATCTGGTACATGGGGAACTATTACTAATACCAATTTACAAATTTTAGAACAAGCAGCATCTGGTTATTTAGATTTAGATGTAGCAGCGGCCGACGTTGCGCTATCCCTTGCTAATTATGCAACTTCAAATGGTAAGAATCTATATTACAAATTAACAGGAACGTTGACCGCGAATCGAACGGTCACTATGCCAGACTCTGCTGAAAGAGTTTTTATTGTAGAAGATGCAACAAACAGATCAGCTTCTAATTATACTTTAACAGTTAAAACAGTTTCAGGTACAGGTTTAGCTTTACCAATTGGATCAACTACAGTTTTATATTCTGATGGAACTAACATTACAGGAAAATTACAAACTAAAGGATATTACACACCTTCTGCAACTTATACTACAGTAAATGGCGATCAAATTTTAGTAGATACTTCTGGAGGTGGTATTGGTGCACCGGTTACAATTAATCTACCAGCATCTCCTTCAATTGGTAATGAAGTACATTTTATAGATTCAGGTGCAAACCTTGCATCTAACAATTTAACAATCGGTAGAAATGGATCTAATATTTTAGGTTCTGCTTCTGATTTAGTAGTTTCAACAAATGCAGCAGCATTTACATTAGTTTATGTTAATGCAACAAGAGGCTGGGTTTATAAAGATAACATATAGGAGCTGAACAGTGGCTCTCGTTGATTTTAAACTATTACCTGGAATAGACAAACAAAACACAGCAGCAGGCGCTGAACAGCGTTGGATTGATTGCGACAATGTTAGATTTAGATATAACTTACCTGAAAAAGTTGGTGGTTGGTCTTCACTAGTTACCGATACAATTGTTGGTGTTGCACGACGTGAATTTGCTTTTGTTGATTTAGATGGAAATAGATATGTTGCAATCGGTACAGATAAATTTTTACTTATTTATTTTGAAGGTCAATTGTATGACATCACTCCATTAAAAGCTACTTTAAGTTCTGCAACAATTGCAACAACAGATGCATCTCCAATCTGTGAAATTACTACAGGAACTAATCATAATTTATCTGCTGGTGATATTGTATTATTAGATAATGTAACTTTACCAGGAGGAACGGGGTACGCGGATTCTGATTTTGAAGATAAATTATTTCAAGTAACAGGTATTACATCAGCAACGGTATTTACGGTTACACAAAGTACAAACGCAACTGCAACAGTTTCAACTGGTGGTAGTATAGATGTTAAACCTTATGAACAAGTAGGACCCGCTGCACAATCTTATGGTTATGGTTGGGGTACAGATACTTGGGGAACAGGAGCGTGGGGTGAGGCTTCACCAGCATCTGATGTATCACTAGAACCTGGTTTATGGTCATTAAGTAATTTTGGACAAGTACTTATTGCAACGATTGCAAATGGTAAAACATTTACATGGAACGCAGGAGATGCTGCAAGATTAACAACACGTGCATCAACTACTACATCAGGGTTCGAGACAACTAATAACCCAACAGCAACTAGAGTATCTTTAATATCACCTACAACTAGACACTTAATTCATTTAGGAACGGAAACAACTATTGGTGATACTACAACTCAAGATGATATGTTTATAAGATTTTCAGATCAAGAAAATATAAATGAATATGCGCCTACTGCAGTAAATACTTCTGGTACACAAAGATTGCAAGATGGTACAAAAATAATAGGTGCCTTAAAAGCAAAAGAAACAATTTTGATTTGGACAGATAATGCCTTGTATACAATGAAATTTGTAGGTGCTCCATTTACATTTGGTTTTGAACAAGTAGGCACTAACTGTGGATTGATTGGTAAAAATGCAGCTGTTGAAATAGATGGTATGGCGTTTTGGATGTCATCAAATGGTTTCTTTATGTTTGATGGTACAGTTAAATCTATGCCATGTTCTGTTGAAGATTATGTTTATGATCAAGCAGATACTACAAAAGGACAACAAGTGTATGCTGGTATTAATAATTTATTTACTGAAGTTGTTTGGTATTATCCATCACAAGGATCAGAATATAATGATCAATATGTTATATTTAACTATGGTGAAAAAATGGAGAACGGTGTTTGGTATATAGGAACAGAAGCCAGAACAACTTGGATTGATGCAACTATTTATCCTAAACCAATAGCAACAAAATTTAACGATAGTGCATCTGGTACTTTTCCAATAATTGTAGGTGAGTCTGGTTTAGGTCAAACAACCTTATTCGAACATGAAGTAGGTACGGATCAAGTTAATCCCAATGGAACTACAACAACAGTAACCTCTTTTGTAAAATCATATGATTTTGATATACAAACACAAGGAACCATGGGTGAAGTATTTTTAGCAGTAAGAAGATTTATACCTGACTTTAAAGATTTACAAGGTAATGCTAAAGTAACGTTAGCAATTAAACGTTATCCTCAACAATCAGAAACAACTACTGCATTAAGTCCTTTTACTATTAATACAAATACTGATAAAAAAGATACTAGAGCTAGAGGAAGATATGTTAATATAAAAATAGAAAATGATGATATATCTGAATCATGGAGATTTGGTACATTTTTATTAGATGTTCAACCTGATGGAAGAAGATAATGGCAAAGATTAATGTAAGATTACCGGAACCAAAAGAAAAATATGATATTTCTAACCAAAAACAAATTAACAGAGCAATTTCTTTAATTGTTGAACAATTAAATTCTACTTACTTACAAGATTTAAAAGAAGACAGTGAACGATATGCTTGGTTCAAAGGTGGTAATGGAGGTGATTGTTAGTGTCTTGTAATAATGTAAATACAACAGGTGCAACTACACCAGGTTCTGCAGAGATAGATTTTTATCTTGCAGTTGCTAAAGGAGACTTTACTGGTTACACAAAAGTAAATAAATTTGGATATAATGATTCAATTGGATCAGGTTCTTTTGAAGTTATTTGGGAAACAGGTGGTCAATATCCTTATCAGTCTACTGCAGTTACTGTTGATGTAGTAAGTGATGATACTAATGATGATGTGGCTGGAACAGGTGCTAGAACTTTGAGAATACAAGGTTTGGATGGTTCTTATAATTTAGCTGAAGAGACAGTTGATATGGATGGAACGACCACAGTTACAACTACACAAACTTTTTTGAGAGTATTTAGAATGTCTGTTGAGACTGCTGGAACATCTGGAAATAATGTTGGAAATATATCTGTAACCTATACAGGTGGATCTGATGTTGCTGCAACCATAACAGCAGGAAATGGTCAAACACTAATGGCAGTATATACAATACCTGCTGGTAAAACAGGATATGTTGTAGCGATGAATTTTGGATCAGGTAAAGATCAAGAACAAACTTGTAAATTAAAAACTAGAGATAACACAATTGCTAATTCTGCTTTTCAAACAAAAGAATATTTAAATATTAGAGGAGGTTTTACATACTTTCCTAAAAAGGCTATAACTAAAATTACAGAAAAAACAGATATAGAATTACAAGCAATTTCAAGTTCTACTTCATCAGCATCAGGAGGATTTGAGTTAATACTCATAGATAATTAATGGCAAACGTATATAAAAACGCATTTTATGCACCGACTTTAACTGCTCCAGAGACAATATTTACTTGTCCAACAGAAGCTAGAGCTATATTTCAAACTATACAATTAACAAATACTGGTGGTAATAAAACAGTAAAAGTGTATATTTACGACAGTTCAGCAACAACGTCTTATTTAATAGCACACGCTGAAATAACAGGTCCTACAATATGTAATCTATTAAAAGGGTCTGTAGTATTAGAAGAATCAGATGAATTGAGGATTGAAACTAGTGATACATCTGGTATAAGTGGAACAGCAGCTTTACTAGAAGTTAGCAGAGTTTATATTGCTGACAGTGGAGCATCATAGGAGATATTATGGCTTTTAAAGAAGAAGGTGAAGTAAATTACACAATTATAAATGGTAAAAAAGTACCTGTTGTAAAGTGTGAAACAGAAGTGGTTTTAAGAAATACTCAAACTAATTATGAATACAATTCAGATAAAGAAGCAGAGGATGATATTGCAAACCCAGAAACAGCTACTCAAAAAGATCATATAACTAGATCTTTAAAGATAAAAGTAGCGGCAATGCCTCCTTTAGGCACCGACTCTTCTGATTTGTAATGGTTGACGTATTATTAAAAAACAAGTAAAATGCATAGTTACAGCCTTTTTTCAAGAGTGGCTTTCTTGCAATTTACAATAACATTATAAAATTATTATGGGATTCTTTAAAAAAATAATTAGAAAAGTAACAAAGCCAGTTTCAAAAGTATTAGATAAAATAATACCTAATGAAGTAAAACCTTTTTTACCTTACATATCTGCAGCAGTTCCTTTTTTAGCACCAACAACTGGTATTCTAGGTACAATG